CTGCTGAAAATGGTAATCTTGAGAATATGAAATGGTTATTGGAGAATGGGTGTCCTCTTAATTAAATTTGAATTATATTACTTTTTTTAATATAATAACATGGATTACCTTACATGTAAACTCGTGTATCCATATTTGAATAAAAACTATTACACCATATATAAACTAGTAAGTAGGGATTTCAGGGATAACATAAATCAAGATAAGGTTATAACACCTTACTCAGTATTAACTTCTAAGAGTTTATTATGTTATTCGTCTGATATATTGAACCTAGTATATTATGAAAAGGTTATAGAAACTATTATTAAAATAGGGGACTTAGAATCTATTAAATATGTCCATACAAAAACAGATATTATTGATGCTAGCTATTTAGATATTGATGCTGAAAATGGACATCTAGATATTATGAAATGGTTACATGGGAAAGATATTATTGATGCTAGCTATTTAGATATTGCTGCTGAAAATGGACATCTAGATATTATGAAATGGTTATTTGAGAATGGATGTCAATTTAGTGAAGGAACATTTAATTTCGCTGCTAGACATGGAAACCTTGATAATATGAAATGGTTATATGCGAATGGTTGTCCATTTCATGTTTTTACATTTGATAGTGCTGCTGAAAATGGTAATCTTGTTAATATGGAATGGTTACACGCCAATAGATGTGGGTTTGATTCTCAAACATTTAATATTGCTGCTAAAAATGGTAACATTATGGTGATGAAATGGTTAGTAGAGAATGGGTGTAAATTTGGTAATTTTACATTTAATTGTGCTGCTAAAAAAGGAAACCTAGATAATATGAAATGGTTATTGGAAAATGGTTGTCCATTTGGTGATTTTACATTTAATAAAGCTGCTAAAAATGGTAACCTAGTTAATATGAAATGGTTATTAGAGAATGGATGTCCATTTGATTATTATACATTTAGTTATGCTGCTGAAAATGGGAATCTGGATAGTATGAAATGGTTATTAGAGATAGGATGTCCATTTGATTATTATACATTTAAGCGTGCTGTAGATAATGGTAACCTCGAGAATATGAACTGGTTATTAGATAATGGATGTCCTCAAAATTAAATAATTAAATTTGAATTATTTATGCTTTTTTTTAATATAATAACAATGACTTCTATCATTATTGCTGAATCTGTAAATGTCACAGAAAATGAAGTCCATATTTTATCAATTGATATGATAGATGTAGATACTCTCCTATTCAATATTATGAATACTGATACAGGTATCAATTATAGGTTATATATTAAGAAGGAAAGTGATTGGTGTAAGGAAAACCTATCTAAAACACAAAATGATTTCTCACAATTGTATAAAATGTTAGAAGATTGTATTGTCAATGAAGAAAGTATGTTCACACATACTATCCAAGAACAAAAAGAAAATATTAATTTCAAAATGAGTATGAAGAAAGAAACCAAATTCTTTAAATTGGATTTAGAATTGATTCTAGAACGTCATATATCTGATGATGGAATGACATCAGATAGGTTGAATAGTTTAGAATACCAATTGAATATTTATAAAGATAAAACAGATGAAACGATTAACAAACTACAAGAAGACAATAATGTTTTAATAAAGCAAGTATATGAATTAATGAATTTTAAACTAAAACTCCAAGAGAAATACAAAAAAGAATATGATTGGTTGAATAAAAAATGTATTAAAGGATTTCCTCCTGATTGGGGTGATCATTCTTTGAATTCTGAATGTTCTAATTTCACCGCATTAACAACTTATCATGAGAACACTTTAAAAGATTTTATGATATATTGGATGAAAACTCATTATTCAGGTGATTTATTAATTAATCAATAAACCCCATCAACGATTTGTGAGTAAATTTTAATACTAATTTTCAATCCTTTATCTGATTCTAATTTATCAATAATTTTTTTCTTAGATAAGACTGAAGAATATCTATTATGATATGTGTTGATTGTAAACATTTCTTTAGGTCCGAATTTCTTATTTTTCTTTTGTTTTCCTTCGATGATTTCATACTGTAATTCTAGTCCATCACTTGTTTCTTTGTATCCTGAAATATGTAGATTACCGAATGTGATTTTTGCATGACACTCTTTACACAGAGGTACTAAATTATGATCTTTATTTTTATGAAAATGTCCAGTGTTGCCTGCCGAATCACAATCGGCCTGCTCAAAAATATGATGGGTTTCGCACGCTTTATTTACACACCCAGGCATTTCACATTCTCCCATCAATACATTTGTATTATATACACTTTTTTTAGTATTAACAATATGATCACTATCACCGTTCAGTCTCAGTTGGATTTGCTTAGCCATCGATATGAATGTTTTATCTAATCCGAGTGACTCAGCAATTTTAATTCCGTAAATATTAGGACCAATACCTTCTTTTAATTTTCTATCAAATATGATTTTATCATTATCAAATGATACACTCATATGACAAATCCTAAGGTTTTTAATATTTTTAACCTCCTCTACATTAACTAATTCTGATAAGTGACTTGTAAACATATATGACGCTTTCTTCATACTTAGTGCGTGTAGAGATGCCGACACTAATGAAAGAGCAGAAGATACTTCGGTTGTAGAACATACTTCATCGCCTAGAATTAATGAGTTTTCGTCAGCACCGTTAAGGAAACTATGGATATCAAGACACTCTACTACGAAGGATGATTGGGCTTTAAAAATATTATCATTAGAAATAATCCTGGTAAAGATATTTTTATAAGGTTTGTAGGTGAATGAACCTGAAGAAACATACAGACCTGATTGTGCCATAATAAGATTTAATCCAACAGATTTCATCAGGGTGCTCTTACCACCAGCATTAACTCCGTAAAGAAGAATACCATCACAATCTCCTTTACCTAAAACAATATCATTTCGAATAAATTCTTTATCTGAAATACTTTCAATAATAGGATGGCGTAGATCGGTTGCGTCGAGGAATGCTTTATCAGCAGTCATATCGAGTGTAGGTCTATGATAGTTATTAGTTTTAGCAAGGTATGAACCACAAGAAACAAAATCAACATCAGAAATGAATTCGTTAATATTTTTAAGTAGATCATGACGAGTTTCATGGATATTATTAATAGTTTTTTCCCATAGAGTTTTATTCATATTTTTAATTCTTTTATTAAGAGTAATAAGTTCAGTTGATATTTTTCTGATAATATCTAAATCAATGATAGAATTAGCACCATCTTTAGGTTTTAATTTAATATCTGATTTATTGAATTCGTAGATAGTTTCACCCAATTCATTTTTAACATAGATAGATTTATTATTAATATTATTAAATTTATCTTGGATAGTTAAACCTCGTTTCCGAGTACAATAAATGAAGTGATCATGTTTCTCATTAAAATCATATCGAACAGCTTTAATATCTTTCTTAGTATCAATCATGCTACTGAATTTAATACAAATTCTATGGATATCATTCATCAGTTTAGTGATTCGGTCATCCAATGCATCAATATCAGGATAGATACCTTTTTTAAATAATGATTTTTCGATTGAGTTACTAGATGTGATACTGGTAAAATTATCAAATTCGAATGTATCACCGACATAATTATAATATTGGTGAAATTCTACAAAATGTTCCGCGTATTTCTCATATTGGACGCGCTCGTTTGATTTGATCAGATTACAGATATTAATAATAAAATCATAAGAAATATAATCAGAAAACAGATCATTTGTATCATACATATCAGTCAGTCCCATTTTTCTAAGAGATTTTTCTAGATCATTTATTTTACCAAGGTTCTTTCGTATATCTTCATAGAAATTATCATTCATAAAAATCTGAATATTATCATATGATTGTTCAATATATTCAGAATTCATACTAGGACATAGAAGTCTTTCTTTGAACTCCCGACGACCCATAGCTGTTTTACATTTATTTAATAGTGTTACTAAACTATCACCCTTACCTCTATAGAAATTATTATTATTAACTACATTGAGTTGCCTAACACCATCAGATGAAATAGTTAAGAAATCAATGTTATCAAGTTCGACCGGGTGTTCGATGTTATTGATTAAATCCGCCTTGTGTAAATAAACATGATGTAGCATCAAAATATATGATAAAACTACTTCAGGTTTTCGTTCTAAATTAAAAAACTCAATTGGTGTGAGCATCCCAGTCAGGTTAAATACTTTGCCTAAAGTTGAATCTTGATATGATACTTTAGAAAACATTTTAAGATCATTTTTATAAATATGGAAATTGTTAGTTTTATTAATCATATCAAAAAGATTAATTAAATCTTTATCAGAATAATCTACAGAATCAGATACATGAACAACGTTCTCAACAATAGAGAAAGATGACATAATACGATTAAGTTCGTTAATCCAATAAGAATTATCATTAATAGGAGATGATATATGATTAATAATGTTTCTTCCGGTTTGGACATTCATGAGAGTAATACCTACAGTATAAATAATTTTATCATTGATTTCGTCCGATGAAATATAAATACTTGCTAAGTAATTATCGATATCTCTGCTGAAATCGTTAATACAAGTGCCAGCCGAAACCACTTCAACAATATCTCTGCGCGGGTCAGGTGGTGGTGTCACTTGCATAATAACTACAATAGTATATCCTTCATCTATTAATACTTTTTTAAATTTATTAATCGAATGGTCTGGGAACCCTAGCATTAGAGGATTGTTAATTGAATGGGGTTTTTTCTTGTCTTTTCTAGTGACCACAATATTTAAAATATCACCTAATTCATGAAGGTTAGGACCAATAGTTAAATCATCTGTTGCTACAGAGTAGCATTCCATGAATGAACCGACCTGCATAAGGCAGATTGTTTTTCCATCGTATTTTTCAATACTTTCATTGTGATAGTCTGTGTAGGTTTTAAATATATAACTACCTTCGTCACTCATCATCGTTATATAGTATATTAAGAATATATTTTTAAATACAAAAGTATCATAAATTTGATTATTTAAATACTATTTAATAATATATATTGACTATGAAAACTATTTTATCTGTTAAAGGATATAAGATTCCAAAGAAATCTGTAACAGATGATCATATTTCTTTAATAAAGAAAGATTTGGTTATTAATCCATTCGCATTCAATATGATGGGTAATAAAGAGGAAGATAATTCATATAATATTTATACAGAATCTGATAAGTTTTATTATGTTCCTAGGTTCTGGGGTATTGAAAACTTTGGACCACCTAAAGTCAATAAGATACCAGAAGGATTAGATATTGATGTTAATTTTAAAGGATCAATGAGACCTTATCAATTAGAAATTGTTGATTTATATATGAAGGAAGCAAATAGTAACGGGGGTTCAATTATTAATTTAGCTACTGGTGGTGGTAAAACTGTTTTAGCATTATATATAATATCTCTACTAAAAAAGAAAACAATTATATTAGTTCATAAATCATTTCTGATGGATCAATGGTATCTCAGGATAACAGAATTTCTACCAGGTACTAAAGTTTCTAAAATCCAAGGAACTACTTTTGATACATCAGGTGATATTATTTTAGGTATGATCCAGACAGTAATCAATCGTGATATACCAGATGATCTAACAAACGAAATAGGATTATTAATTTCAGATGAATGTCATCATTTAAGCGCTGAGAAATTTTCTAATTCTTTAGTCAAATTAAATCCTAAATATTTATTAGGGTTATCAGCGACAGTAAAACGCACTGATTCGTTACAGCGTATATTTCAGTATTATTTAGGATCGATATGTTTTAAATCAAAAGTAGATAAGTCAACAGATGTTGAAGTCCGGATAATATCATATAATAGTTCTGTAATATCATATTGTAAGGACGAAAAACTATGGAATGGTAAGACTTGTAGGCCTCGTATTATTAATAATATTGCGAATCATGTTCCAAGGACCGAAGAGATTCTTAAAATAGCGTATAAGTGCTATGAAGAAGGAAGACATATATTGATCCTGAGTGATAGGAGAGAACACTGTATTTATATGTCACAAAAAATAAACGAACATTATAAAAGAGATGATGTAGCAGGAGTATATATCGGAGGAATGAAGATTAATGAATATGATAAAACTAATCTTTGTAAATGTATTGTGGCGACATATAGTTCTGTATCTGAAGGATATGATAACAAGACATTAGACACTCTTATATTATCAACACCGATATCTAATGTAGAACAAACTGTGGGTAGGATTCTAAGACAAACAAATGCTAATCATCCCCTAATATATGATATTATTGATGAGAATATAGAAACCATTAAGAGAGGATCATCAAAACGGATGGTTCTATATAAGAGACGAAATTACGATACATATTACAATGATGATACAGAAAAAATAGATTTTAAAAAGTCAAAGAAGAAAGACAAACCTGTATTTCAGATGGAGTGTTTATTGTAATTACTTAAAATTTGATTTTAACTTTATTGATATAATATATGTGTATAATGGATAATTCTGAACTACTAAATCTACAGAAAGAAGTTGAAGAGTTACGGAAATATAAAAAAGTTATAGATTGTATTAAAGGTGAAAATGGTGGTAGGTGTAATATATCTGATTTTCTGCCTGTAGATGATATACCTAAAAATGTTCAACTTAAATTATATGAATTTAATCTTGAAGTCAATAATAAATTTCCTATAACTCTGAATATACCATTTAAGAATGATGAACCATGTAATAATCAATCCTTAGGTAATCAAATACCTAATAAATTTAAAGAATATTTAATCAACGAACCTTTATTAAAAAATAAGATTAAATTTAATAAAATGAGCTGGGCGGGTTATCCCGATGAAAAAGTAATAATTGAAGGTATTGAATCACCCTTACTATGGGAATGGAAAAGTATTTATAGTAATGATGGAGATGGTGTAAGAATTGTTTTAAGTAAGTTTCCTAACAAAAGAATTCCTTTAACATTTAATGATTGTGTAAAAAAATATCACTTATGGATATGTTTAAATTATAATAAAGTGGTTGATAATGAAAGAAAGGTAACTGAAATCAATATTGAAAAAATGATAGTGCATTGTGTTTATTCAAATACTATTATTAATACAAAATTTGAATTAAGCACTTCAAGCAGTCAAATTAAAACTAATATAGATGAAGGAAATATTATAGTATTATAATACTAATATTAACCCTTAATCCTTTCTCTACAATAATTAATATACTTTTCATCTATATCTATCCCCATACCTGATAAATTGTATCCACCTCCTTCTAAATCATTCATTTTTTTTACAACTTTTAAAGTCGTCCCAGACCCTATAAATGGGTCAAGAATAGTTCCTTCCTTAAAATCAGATATTTTTATACAATGTTCTACTAATTCTTCTGGAAATATAGCAGGGTGTTCTCCCTTTTCTTTCTTAGATGTGATAGTTTTATATGGAATAAACCATGTATTTCCCTTACACCTTTTATCTTCCATCGGTAATCCTGTCTTTTTATCTATTTTATGAAGTTTTGTTTTCCTATCAATTAAATTACATTTGTATTCATACGGAACACCAACTGCTTTCTTATTCACTTTTACTTTGTCATTTTTAGTGAAGTGATATAAATCTTCATTTGTAACATTCATATATCGTTCTGAATTAATACTTTTAAAATGTCCAAATGTCTTATCAACTTTTTCATCGCTATCTTTATTTAATACACCATTAATATGAATAGATTTAACCCATACAATTTTATTTTGTAACACAAATAAATCTTTCAGTTTCAAAGCAACTTCCATTGAGATCCATGGATCTTTATTAGTATATCCCATATTTATAAATATGTGACCATCATCCTTTAAAACTCTTTTAAGTTCTACACAAATATCATAGATCCATTCTAGGTATTGATCACGAGGTTTTTTATCTTCGTATTTATGATACTTTAATCCAATATTATAAGGTGGTGATGTTGTAACTACGGAAATACTCTTACCAGGTATTTTTTTCAATTCATCTAAACAATCTCCTAATATAAACTCATATTTATCTTTTGTAATATCATTTATAAGATCGTTTAATATTTCCTTAATAATATT